CAGAGAAAGGAATCGAAATGAACATCCAGAATGACGGAGGACCGGCGTTTCCGACACCGGCAGGAATACAACACAACGACGGCATGACCCTCCGCGACTACTTCGCGGCGGCGGCTTTGCAAGCAATCATATCGTCTGCTTTGAGTGAAGGCACTAAAACCATGTACAACATTAGAAAACCAGACTTTTTGGAATGCTTGTCTCTTGATGCTTACGCTCACGCCGACGCAATGCTCAAAGCGAGGGAGGCCAAGCTGTGAGTCTTGAACAACGAATACTGACTCTATCGGAGTCTCCCGATTGCAACCATCCACGCGAACTCCGCGCAATCGCTCTCGAAGTCCGTAAGCGGGAGGATCGGATCAAGCAACTCGAATCCGAGAACGACGCTCTCCGCGCCGATCTGCTGCTGTGGGAAGAGAAGGAGGCCAAGCCGTGAAGTATCCAAGCCATTGCTGCCAGAAGTGCGGAGAACTGATAGGTTGGATCGGGCGATTCATGTTCCCGTTCTTCCATAAATGCAGAAAGAAGGAGGTGAAGCCGTGAGTAGCATTTCACTTTTAGAACAATGTATGTACGGACTTGTGGCCGGTTGTTTTCTGTCCTTAGCCATCCTGTGGGGCGATCAACTTGGCAAGAGCAGCATGCGCGAAGAAGCCGTTAGGAAATGCCACGCTGAGTGGGTGGTCGATTGCGCGGGTAAAAATCAGTTCAAATGGAAGGAGTGCAAATGAGCGAACCAATCTACTTTTCAACCAACAGCCACCCGATATCCAATCCAACGACCCAGATCATGCGGGTCGATCTGGACGGTGGATTCACGGTCAATGAATCCATACCCGCTACTGATGCAGCCAAAGAAGTGCTTCGGATTATGAAGGAGCAATGGTTTGCCGACCCACAGGCCACAAAGATCCGCGAGCTTCAATCCGATGTGAACGAGCTGAAGGAACTGGTTGAGTACCTGCAAGATCGGATCAAGTTGATGAAGAGTACTGGCGACGAGCTGCTTGAATGGCTGAAGGACGGTACTATTTCCGACTCAAACTATCGGTTGCTGGCCAATGCATGGCAGCGAGCAAAGGAGAACAAGCGATGAACTTGCACCTTCAGGAAATCGAATCGCTTCAAAACTCTTTGAGAGAACGTGAAAAGTACGTCACCGAACTCGAAAACCGTCTCCGCGCTCTGTGGGACAAGCTCGAAGGTGAGAGGAAGCATTACATGGAGCATCTCCAGTTGAATGAAGAACTAGTTTCCGAAATTGAGCTGGAGAACGAACGGTTGAAAGAGCAGAACAAACGGCAAAATGAAGCGATTGATTCGCTGCGCGAAATGTATGCGAAGGATGGAAAGCTATGAGTGAAACACCTAGGACTGATAAAAACCGTTTCCATTCTGACATTGGAGGGTGGGTCTGTTACTCATCATTATGCCGCCAGCTAGAACGAGAACTCAATGAAGCCAGCGAGAGGATCAAGCGAATGGAGTCATTCATCAACCGATTCCTAGATCCTGAGGACTTGGGCTACGTCGTGAACAACTACGTCCGAGATGATGCGCGTGAGGCTCTCGGGCGTGAACGAGTGGAGTCAAAGCCGTGAAGAAAACCATCTCCAAAACCCCGCGCACAGACCGTCAGCCATACATCACGGCGGGATTCAATCAGTTCGTGAAGATCGGTTTCGCAAGACAACTGGAACGGCAACTGGTTGGAGCGAACGAGAAGATAAAGAGACTGGAACTACAGATCGACGAGCTTGGTGATCTGGTGAAATGGTTGGAGGGACGATGAACATCCCAATCGGACCAGCCGCATTCGTGTTCCGTCACAAGCGAACCGGCCAGATTGTCGTCGTACCCAACGAGCGATGGCATGAATTGTACGACAAGAAGGAGGACTGGGAACACACGACCAGCCTGAACGCTTGCGGAGCTTTGCAGTACATCATCGACGCCAAACCGGCTGAGAGGAACCGATACATCAAGTCACTTACGGAGAAACCATGAGCAATATCAAAATCAGCGACTTTATCAACGAGCCATGGCGCGAAGTTGGATTGGACGCAGTGAAACGAGGGGTTGAAACCTGCAAGCGCAACGGGATTGAGAATCCCCAAGCCTACATGGCCATGATTATCGGACTCTGCGACATCATCAACGAACTGAAAGCAAAGCAGATCAAACCATGACCATCGAAGAAATGAGAACCATCGACGCCGTCAAGACTTGGAAGGAGTTGGAGGAGGCCAAGGAGCGGATTAAGCACCTGGAATCAGCCATCCGGAAGACCATCGACGCCAACCGACACCTGGCCGATGGGGACAACTGCACCCTCATCGACCTCAAGAAAGCACTCGCATAACCAACGAATAGAAGAGAAAAATGACGATACTTCAACAATTAGGGTTGACGAAGGAATCCATGTCACGCATGGTCGGCCCCGTCACTCCGTTCAAGGATCCGAACCCTCGGATCAACCGGCGGTGGCCGGCTGTTCCAACCGAGATCCGAGATGCCATCCTCAAGGAGGACAAGTCACGCACTTACCCAGAACTATCCAAGAAGTACGGTATCTCACTGTCATGTGTATGGAACATCAGGAACAACAAAAACAACAAACAACAATAGAGGAACTACAACGATGGAAACAGTTATGTCACGAATTGGCCGATTGCTTGGGATGCGGATGCACAATCCAACACGGGTTGTGTGTCCAGTGCCACAAAGCACAGAAGCGGTACCGAGCAATACAAATACCGCTCCGGTAGAACAGCCAGTCATCAGCAGTAAGAGCAAGAAGAAGAGGAGCAGGAGGAACAACATCCTGCTCAAATCCAAATACATGAAACTCAATGAATCAATCGACGCAGTTGTCAAACTACGGGGCGAGGGTCTCACCTACCGGCTCATCGGTGAACACCTCAAGATGTCCAAGCAGCGCGTCTATCAGATCATCCAAGCCGGCAGGCAGCGCGATCTGGATCGGGCTAAGTGGACCTTCGGACTCAGCGTCCGCAACTCCAAGCTGATGGATAGACTCGAACTCAAATCCAAGGAGGAAGCTCGCAACGCGGTCCTCTCCGGTGGTATCGCTCCGCTCAAGTGGGTCAACTTCGGTCGCAAGTCCTACACCGACCTCTGCAAGTGGCTCGATGTCAAACCGCTTGAATCAATTCCCGATAGGAAATGTCCTCACTGCGGACTCAAAACATGACCGCTCGTCACCAATACCCACTCGTAGAATCAATCAAGGTGGTCCGTCTCTCCTCGGGGCGGACCATCCGCATTACAAGGGATCGTACCAAGCAGGATCTCAAACTGATCCACGGCGACGGAGACATCCATCTCACCTGCGTCACTCACGCCGACGATCCCATCGAGATGATCAAGACACTGGCCCGCCTCGAAGACGTTCGATCAGTCGAACTCACCGACGACAAAGGCAACGGAATCATAGTCCACAAACAAAAATAACATGCACCAGTCCTCAACACACGATCTAGTCAACGCACTCAATATCATTTCATCCGAACTCGATACACCCGATGGAATCCCCAATGCGCTCTGTGCAGAAGCATCTCAACGTCTCCTTGAGCTGGTCCAGCTCACGAGCGACCTCACAGCACACATCCTCGCCAATCCTGTGCATCACCCTCGATGTAACTCCAAAACCAAGGGTACCTACTGCAATTGTATCCTGGCGCGAGTCCTCCCCACATGAAGACCCCAAGACACGAACAACCTTGGTACGAATCACGCCTGCTCAATAACAAGAAACCAAGCCCCATCACCGAAGAGGAACGAACAAGCATCACCGACGAGAACCGCCGGCTCATCGAGGAGTCGGCCAATATCATTGCCATCGGCGTCAAGCGCGGATGGATCAGCTTCCCGGCAAAGACCGAAACCCAGACCTGGGTGCCATCGCCAACCAGTCCCCAACCACCAGATCCACTCAGCATGATCTGGCCAGAATCCTAACAACCCCGTAACAAGCAACGAATCAACGACATGACAACGCTCCAACGAGCGGCCCTTTGGCTTTCCAAGGTTCCGCCAGCCATCTCCGGATCCGGTGGCCACAACGCCACCTACACCGCCGCAGTCGGCCTCGTCCACGGCTTCGCCCTCTCCCATGTGGACAGCCTCACCCTCCTCGAAGACTGGAACAAGTCCTGCCAACCCCCGTGGAAGGCCACAGAGCTGGCCTACAAGCTACGGGAAGCCGCGTCCCGCGCTCACACTAAGCCTAGGGGACATCTTCTCGATGCCGGGGGATCATCACCCTCCGGGCCATTCGATCTCAGCAGGGTGACATTCAAGAAGCCGGTGGCCGATGCTGCCCCGGTGCCGGTGCCATCGCTCAGTCCGGTTGCTCTTGATCCCCAAGCCAGCGAGTTCAAGCGGTTCATGCAGGCCGCGTTCGCCCCGACTGAGGTCGTCTGCATCTGCGATGCTGTCGAGGAGGGTAGGCCAGTCAGTGCAGGCTCGTTCATCACAATCGAGGAATGGCTCAACCGCTTCGATGATCCCCAGTCCCGCATCCTCTCACCGGAGCGCGAGGGGATCTTCGTCCGCATCAACCCCTTCAAGCCCAACCTCTACAGCGGCAGCGACAACGATGTCAGCGCGTTCCGCCATGTCCTAGTCGAGTTCGATGACCTCCCCAAGCCCGAGCAGGAAAAGCGACTGCGTGACTCTGGCCTGCCCATCACCGTCCTCATCGACTCCGGGGGCAAGAGCATCCACGGCTGGGTCCGGGTCGATGCCCCCTCCCGCAAGGAATGGGACGCCCGCCGGGATGAGATCTATCGGGTAATCCCCGGCATCGATGCCAAGAACAAGAACCCCTCGCGCTATTCCCGCCTCCCCGGCGCATGGCGCAGCCCGACCTCGCAGCAACGGCTGTTGGACACCAACCTCGGGGCGGCATCCTGGGAGGATTGGCTCACCAACCGGGAGAGCGACGATGACAAGTCCACGGTGGTCACGGTTAAAGAACTCATCAACTTTGATCCGACCAAAGATCCGGACAACCTCATCGGCAAACGCTGGCTCACCCGCGGATCCTCCATGATCATCAGCGGCGGTACCGGCATCGGGAAGTCATCCATGATGATGCAGATCGTCATCCGCTGGGCTCTAGGCAAAGATTTCTTTGGAATCGCTCCTGTGCGCCCGCTCCGCATCGGTATCGTCCAAGCCGAGAATGACAAGGGCGACCTCGCTGAATCCTTCCGGGGAGTCGTCCAAGGACTCAACATGGGCGTCAGCGACATCGGTATGCTTCAAGAGAACCTCCACTTCCGCACCGAGTCCGTTCGCACCGGAGATCAGTTCCTCGCCTTTGCCCGCCGCTTCATCACACGCTCAAAGCTAGATGTTATCATCGGAGATCCCCTGTTCTCCTACTTCGGCGGCGATCTCAGCGACCAAGGCGAGGTCAGCGTGTTCCTCCGCAACAAGCTCCAGCCCATCCTCCATCAGACCAAGGTCGCTTGGATCTGGATGCACCACATCGGAAAAACCCAGCGCAAGGACGGCGAACCCCTCACCACCATGGAACTGGCCCACGCAGGGTTCGGAAGCTCCGAGCTTGCCAATTGGGCGCGGGAGATCGCGGTCCTTGCAGAAGTAGGCCAATCAAAGCCTAGACGCTTCCAGTTAGCCTTCTGCAAGCGGGGATCGCGTCTCCCGGCCAACACACTCAACCTTCAGCACGCTCCCAGCGGGATCGTATGGGAAAAGTGGAATCCGATGATGATGACGGGGGCGGAGTTGAAGAAGGAGAAGCCGTATCAGACCCGTAAAGGGCGACGCGCATAGCTCGGAACCATTCCTCCGGATCAGCCGCTTTCTCTTCGGGGGGAGCGGCTTGTTGCTGCTCAGGCTTAGGCTCCGGATCCACATCTCCCACCTCATCGTCGGCCACCTCCTCATCCCTCCTGCTACCCTTGCGCCGGCGCAAGGAGACCATCTCATGCTTCACCTTCCGAAGCTCCGTTCTCAACGAAGATATATCACGCTTCAGCTCTGTAACAGTACTCATCAATAGAGATATCTTGTCCAGCTCATCAATAGGCATCCAATCACATCCACGCCACTGGCGATGAATACGATCGTATATCAAGACCGCGCTCTTCAGGTGGCGCATCGAATCAAACGCACGGAGCGCACGGCCCAGTTCACAGCGGAGATTCTCGCGGATGTAGTTCACAACATCAGACCGTGTGGGGTCGGCATCGTGCCTCATCGGCGGCATCAGGCGGAACATGGCGCGGAGGGTGGAACCATTCTCTAAGTAACTCATGGGACGAACAAGGTAGCTTCTCCCAGGACGCCAGTCAACTATCCAAAAGGAAATTCAAATCGTGGTAGCAGGAAGTTCCCACCCCCCCCCGCTATCTCCCCTAAAAGGGAGTCTTAATACTCCCTTAAAAGGGAGTCAATAAATGCATCGCCGCTACGCTCTGGGGGGCTCTAACGGCCCCCCGCGGCGGCGGCATTTATTGAGAACCCCCGACTGATTGCGAAGTACCCGTGTTGGGGGTTGTGGTGGTGGATGGAGGATAGCGATTGCTGGAGCGGGAAGGGGGCTAGGAGCGCGTTTGATTGCGAAATGGTCTGTTGATGCGGAATGGGGGTGGCGATCGCTTAGAAACGAAAAGCCCCGGATGGGGGTCCGGGGATCGCTTGGGGGGTGGATGGGGAGGGGATGATTGGCCTACTCGATGGATGACCACTGATCGGCCATTGCGCGGGCGATGCCGGGGTAGGTCTTGGATCGCTCCTTCCAGCGGGTCGGACTGGGGCCGAGCTTGTTCTGGCCGCTGGGGGTCTGATTGGCCCACAATAGCTTGGCCGGCGCGGGACTCAGCCGCGTGGCGAATCGCACCCCGTCCACCACCCGGATGATCACGTGCTCCTCGTCCGGACCAATGCACGGGCAGTTCTCGTAATGATCCTCGTGCTCAGGACAATAGGGCTCGCCGCAGCCCTCGCATTCCAACATATCATAAGCACTGCGGACCAATTCATATCCACGAGGTGGGACACAGTGGTTCGGATCGAATTGCAATAGCGGAAGATTCTTGAGCCACAGACAGGTGCGCTTGCTCGCGTCATCACCGAACTGCCATGGCTGTATCATCTGGGAGGGTTTGCAGATACGCGTGTTGATAGCGCCCACCGGATTCTCTATCGCTATACGCGGGATCCCGCTATTTAGTAACAGATGGACGAACTCCAGCGCCTCCTCGGTCAGCTTGGGGTCGCGGAGACCACGGGTCGTCCAGTGCATCCCGCTGGAACAGAGGTAGGTGCAGGGCGGGAACGCGATCATCATGTCCCACCGCTGGGTCAGCAGATCCCGCACATCACCATGGTAGTGTTGGCCCACTGTGTCCGATTCCTCGAAGTCGCAGCTCCACGCATCCCAGCCACGAGCAGCGAACTCGTCGCGCACCCTCCCGCTGTACTCGCAGGCCACAAGGATCCGGGGCTTCACAGAGCCACCTCCTCGGCCAAGAAGAAGTCCTCCTCCTCGCCGTTCATGGTCACGCCATTGGTCCACGTCAGACCGGTGCAGTCCCCGTTCAGGACGCACTCGATCAGGAACCCGGCAATCACACTGCCACGGGTAGGATCGAAGATCACCCGATACGCCCCGTTCTTCCAGTGCACAGTCTTGCCGGCCAGCACCGCGTCTTTGATCTCTTGCAGTTTCATTGGCCCACCTTCACTCCCTCGATGAGATTGTTCCACTCACGCACACGCTGGCGAGCCTGCTCAATCGCAAACTCCCACTCCTTCTCCTCACGCCACATTCCACGCACCACCTGCGGCCTGATTCCAAGATCATGCAGCCGCACCATCTCGCACAATATCTCAATCGGACTCATAGCATTCCTTTCGTTGCACCACCGCACCATGCGGCGATGGGCGCAACCTACCGCACCATATCCATCAGCGTCAAGAGGGAAAATGCCGCACCATGAAGATTTCCTGTACCCCGGTTTCCGAATTTGGATTTCCGAATTCCGAAATCCGTATGGCGTATGGGAGTTCCGGAATACCGCACCATGAGATCCTAGGACCGCGGATCGCGGGCGCGGGGCGCGGGCGGCGGATCCTGGCGGGGTGTAACGGGGTGGGACATTGGGTGTCGTACCCTGGAGTGCTATGTAAATAGCGGGGTGGGA